GTAAAGCTAAGAAATACGTAGAAGAAAAAGACTTTTCACATCAAGCAAATCAAGTGTTGAAACTTTATAACTTGACCATGAGAGTGAATCGTTTAGAACTTCTGAAAGCAAATATTGGCTTGGAGTTGATTACTGTATTTGACGATTTGGACAAATATTTCTCAAATACGCTCACTGGCGCTGCTCTAAATGAATTTGAAAGGCAAGCGGGTATTCTAGGTCTAAGCGTGTCAAAAACAGGCTACAATACGTTGATAGAAGCTGTTCTTAAAAGCGGATTCCAAGCAGATAATTTCGCTAGTTTTTCAGACAAGTTATGGCAGTATCAATTTGAATTAAAAGCTGATATTGAAAAACTTCTTATTCGTTCAGTAACTGGCGGAATCAATCCGAAAGCACTAGCCCCACAACTTAAAAAGTTAATGACTGAACAAGGCAAGCTTAATGCCACTTACAATGCACAACGATTGCTTATAACAGAAACAACAAGAATTCAAACAGCTATTCAAGAAGAAAGCTATAAAAAAGCTAATATTGATAGCTATGAGTATATTGCTGAACCATCAGCTTGTCCTATCTGTGGAGCATTGAATGGGAAAATTTTCAAAGTTAAAGATATGTCGCCTGGTATTAACGCACCTAACATGCACCCGTTCTGTAGATGCAGCACGGCACCGCATGTTGATGATAAAGGTTTCTGGGATGATTTGTTGAAGGAACAAGACAAGAAAAATAGTGGTGAAAATATTCCAGTTTCATTGAAAGGTCTGAACGATGATTATTTAAACGAGAAACGTGAAGAATCAAGGTTAAAAGCTGGGCGAGTTAATGCTAAAAAATATGATGCTCAAAGTGAGTCCTTTGCGAAGTTGACAAATGAAGCATCTATGAGAATGAGAATTTCAGATATTGGATTTAGAAGAGCAGTAGAAAGCGGAAATCTTAAAAGTTGCCATGAATTTGGGGACGACTTCGCTAAAGGGCGAATAAGGATTGAAAAAACTTTATTTAATTTGCCAGAAAATATTAAGAGAGACGAAATGCCCAAATATGGCTATCTTTCAGATTCTGATGATTTATTTGAAAAGAAAGCAAGTCATTCAGTTTTAGGTTATGGGGACATTACCATTGAGTTAGATGATAGTGTTAGAAAACGTACTACTTATACCATTAATGATAGTTTAGTTAATAAGCGGGGGTTGATAACCTCTGCTACACCAGCAGGGACTAAGCCGACTTACAACGGTATCAAAGAGAAAGCTATTGGGGAAATTAACAGTATCTCAGAATTTTTAAATTCAAATAAAAAAACAAATCGTTATATTGAAGCTCAATATCATGGAGATTTAACTTTTAAAAATGACGTGAAGAGAATCATTGTACCAGATAAAATCTATTTAGATAAATTTTCTAAAGAATTTGAACAGCTAAAAAATATGGGAATTGAAGTATTAGTTGCTCCCAAATAGTATGGAGGTATATTTTGAAAATACTATATTATTCCTATGATGGAGAATTTGAATCCCTTAACTTCATCTTCAAAAAAGAAAATAAATTCTATCATTATTATTTTGATGGTGATAAAAATGTAATTGAAGAAATTATAGCTCCCGAAGAGGTTTTAAGATTCAATCCATACATGGATAAATACCATAAAGGAAGTCTTCCTATTGAGGTACTACAAAAACTAGAAAAACATTATAAATAATAAGCGTTTGTCACTGACAGGCGCTTTTCTTATGTCCGTTTCCGAATGTTGTGGACAATAAATAAAACACGAGAAAATCAGACTCCCAAGTCTTTAAATGCGAGTAGGAGGAACCAGAAATGGAACATACAGAACTTTTACCCCTTAATTTGCAACTGTTCGCAGAAGAAGCAGCCGATGAGACGTCTGAAGCTGGTTCGGAAACTGAAACAGAAACAAACGAAGAAGAGCAACAAGAACAATCAACTGACAACGACAAAATTGTCGAAAAGCTTCAAAAACGAATCGGTAAAGAGCAAGCTGAAAAAAACGAAACAAAAACACAGCTTGAACAAGCACTGGCTCGTATTGAAGAACTTGAAAAAGGTGGCAAAAAGTCAGTTAAAGAAAAATCTGACGAAGAAAAAGCTGCTGAACTTCAAAAAGCTAAAGACGATGAAATTGCAAAACTTAAAGCACAAATCAAAATTTCAAATATTACCAGTCAAGCTGATGAAGTATTGAAAGAAAGTGGAATTGCTTTAAGTGCTGCAGAGTTAGGATTGTTAGTTGATGTTGATGAAGAAAAAACTTACAGTAATGTAAAAACTTTCCTCAATTTGCTTGATAATCAACGCTCACAGTGGGAAAAAGTACGAAACACAGGGACAACGCCTAAAAGTGTTCCTAGCAATGTAGTATCAGTCGACAAAGATAAATTTGATTCAATGACTTATGCTGAAAAAGCTGAGTTAGCAAAATCTAATCCAGAAGAATTTAGAAAAATAACAGGAGGCTATTAAAATGGCAAATACAAAAACAACACTCGCAGACTTAGTAAATCCAGAGGTGCTTGCACCAATCGTTTCATACGAATTGAATAAAGCACTTCGTTTTGCACCTCTTGCACAAGTTGACACAACACTTGAAGGACAACCAGGCAATACTTTGAAATTCCCAGCTTTTACTTATATCGGAGATGCTTCTGATGTTGCAGAAGGCGGAGCTATTCCGTTAGATAAAATCGGAACTACTGCTAAGTCAGTAACAATTAAAAAAGCTGCAAAAGGTACAGAAATCACGGATGAAGCCGTATTATCTGGTTATGGTGATCCAATTGGAGAATCTAATAAACAACTCGGGCTATCTATTGCAAATAAAGTCGATGACGACTTATTGAGCGCAGCTAAGACTACCACTCAAACTGTTTCTACTACAGCAAGCGTTGACGGAGTTCAAGCTGCATTGGATATCTTTGATGACGAGGATGCACAAGCCTATGTTCTTATCGCAAATCCTAAAGATGCGGCAAAAATTCGTAAAGATGCAAACGCACAAAAAATTGGTTCAGAAGTAGGAGCAAATGCTTTTATCAATGGAACTTACGCTGATGTTTTAGGCGCTCAAATTGTACGATCTAAAAAACTAGCTGAGGGTTCAGCTCTATTGTTCAAGATTGTTTCAAATAGCCCAGCTTTGAAATTAGTTTTAAAACGTGGAGTTCAGGTAGAAACTGACCGTGATATTGTTACTAAAACAACCGTCATTACTGCAGATGAACATTATGCGGCATATCTCTATGATTTAACAAAAGTTGTTAATGTCACATTTACGACTGGTGCATAATGGGACGGCTAATAAGTCGCCACTTGCATGAATATAAAAACGTAAATGCGACCAAGCAAGTGAAAAATGATGAAATAACGACGCTTACCGTTAATCAGCTAAAAGAGCTTCTTGAAAATAAAGGGATAGAATACACAAAAAACGATAAGAAATCAGATTTGATTTCAAAATTAGGAGTTGCTTATGGCTATCACTAATGATTTAAAAATGCTTTTAGGCGGTTCAACGGATGAGCGCTTGGAAATAATCGAAAAACGCACTCGTGACCGTTTATTACTTATTCTTGGTTCTGGCCTTATAGAAGTACCGTCAGAACTCGAATATGTTGTTTTGGACGTTTCCTTGAAGCGTTTTAATCGTATCGGACAAGAAGGCATGCAGTCCTACTCACAAGAAGGGCTAAGTATGACTTTTTCAGAATCTGATTTTGATGAGTATGCCGATGAATTTGAATCATGGCGAAAATCAAAAGAAGCTGAGGGCGATAAGAAGATTGGGAGGTTCAGATTTTATTGAGATATTTAGATGAAGTTACTTTTATCAAAGAATCGTCCGACTCACATTATGACCCCGATTTAGGCGAATGGGTTGAAAAACAGCCTACTAAAACAATTTTTAGTGCAAATATCACTGATATTGGAACTGATAGAAGTGTAAAAGTTTTTGGAGATATTAAGCAAGGGGCAAAAGTCATGCGAATGATGCCCCTTTTTACTATGCCAGAATATGATTACATTGAGTTTGATAATAAAAAGTGGGCCTTAACGACCTATCGCAATCCGAGTAATCGCAACACTTTTATTTTGCAGGAGGTAAGTCAATGAAAGCTAGCTTATCTTTTAAAGGGATTGACCAGCTTGTCAAACATTTAGACAAAGCAGCGACTTTGCAAGATGTAAAGCACGTTGTTAAATCTAACACAGCAGATATGACTGCTAAAATGCAGAAACTTTCTCCTGTTGATACTGGTAACATGAAGCGGTCAATTAAGATGGAGATTACTGATGGTGGATTTAGTGGCGAAGCTGGACCTCATACAGATTACGCGGCCTATGTTGAATACGGGACAAGATTTCAAACAGCACAACCATTCGTTAAACCATCTTTTGACGTACAAAAAGGAGTGTTTATCAATGAACTAGAGAGGTTGCTGAAATGATAAAGACAAGAGACCAATCTATCTTTGATGAATTGTTCAAGCGTATTCAAGCCTTGGGGTATACCGTTTATGATTATAAGCCAATGAATGAAGTAGATTATCCATTTGTTGAATTGGAGAATACTCAAACCATTCATGAACCAAACAAAACAGATATTAAAGGAACGGTAAGTCTTTCATTATCCGTTTGGGGCTTACAGAAGAAGCGCAAAGAGGTGTCTGACATGGCAAGCAATATATTTAATCAAGCATTGAATATAAGTGCCACAGAGGGCTATTCTTGGGCTATAAATACGCAAGCAAGCACCATTCAAATGATGGACGATACAACAACAAGTACACCGCTCAAAAGAGCGTTAATTAACTTAGAATTTAGATTAAGATAGGAGATTTAATATGGCAGAATTAACAGCCAAACAGGGTAAAGATATTATCTTGCTTTATCGTTTGCTTAGTAAATCAACACAAGAAGCCGCTTGGAAACTTGCTTTTCAAACCGAACACTCGAATGAAAAAACTCGAGATTACAATACTACAGCAACCAAAGATGGGCCAATTGGCGCTCTTGCTGAAGTTGAATATAGTTTGTCCGCCACATCTATTGCGGCAAATGGCGACCCACATCTTGACGAAATGGACCAAGCATTTGACGATGCAGAAATTCTTGAAGTTTGGGAAATTGATAAAGCTGAAAAAGGGACGGGAGAGAATGCGGATAAATACAAAGCGAAATATCTTCGTGCTTATCTTACAAGTTTTTCTTATGAACCTAACTCTGAAGATGCGCTTGAGCTAAGTTTGGAATTTGGAGTGTTTGGTAAACCTCAAAAAGGCTATGCCACGCTTACTAATGAACAAGCTGATGTGGTTCAGTATGTCTTCAAAGATACAGTAAAAGAAACTACACCCTAATGGCCCCGTAGCCGCTCAAGCAACTCGACCATAGGGGACGATGAA